TTAATTTGTTTGCGAATTGACACTAAAAAGCATGTCCCCAAACATCTTTGCAGTGTCTTTTTGCATGTTAGGTAAAAGATGAGAATAAATATCCAAAGTCGTTCTTGTGTTACTATGCCCTAACCTTTCGGCAACAATTTTTGGATTTGTATTTTGTTTTAAGAGTAAAGTAGCATGGGTATGTCTCATATCATGAAATCTAATTTTCTTTACTCCTGCTTCCTTAATTATTCTTCTAAAGATTTTCGTTAAATTTGATGGTAAATAAGGTGTTCCCACAGAAGTAGGACAAACTAGGTCATAATGAGTATAGTTTTCTCCGCTCAATAATCTTTCCTCATTAATTAATTTACGCTGCTTTTTTAATTCAAATATCGTCTTATCGGGTATTGCAATATTTCGATTTGAAGATTTTGTTTTTACACTAGTAAAGTTATGAGTATATCTTTCCAGTTGTTCCTTTACATAAATTATTCCGTTTTTTAAGTCTACATTTTTCCATCTAAGACCAAGTATCTCAGCCTGTCTCATACCAGTGGTTAAAGCCAAATGGAAAACTAAATATGCACGATCATTTATTGCTGTATCTAAAAATTTTTGTACTTCTTCTATATCCCATACTTGCATTTCCTTTTTTTGAGCTTTTGGACGGTCAACTTTATTACAGACATTTTGAGCCAATAAATCAAATTTCATAGCACTGTTCAAAGAATCTTTAATAATAGTGTACACCTTCTGAATATTTTCATCTGATAATGTTTTGTTAAGAAAAAGGTCTCTGATTAAATTTTGAATATGTCGTGCTGTAATTTCTGATAGTTTTAGTTTTCCGAGAGAAGGGATTATGTGACCATTAACAATTCCTTTATAAGTTTCAAGAGTACTGTTTTTAACACTTATTTGCTTGTCCTTAATCCAATCATGCAAAAATTCCTCATAAAGGATTTTAGAAGGCTCAATAAATACTCCTTTGCTCAATTGACTTTCTACCTCTAAAAGTGCTTTACGTGCTTCCCTTTCTGTTTTAAACCCCCTTTTCTTTTTGATCTTTCTTTTGCCATTGGCATCTTTACCTAGGTCAATAGCATAATACCAAGACTTTCCTTCCTTTCTTACATGCGACAATATTATTTCCTCCTTTTCATTAATCCTTGATTTTGATATACTCAAATGAGTAAAATAAATCAAGTATCACAATGATAAAATAAAATCTCCAAAAAGGGAAGTAGAAAATGAAAAAAGATACATTTTATAATACTGAAATTAAAGAAGCATTCTTAAGTAGTTATTCTGGTGATTCCCAAAATACTTATGCTTATGTGTTTCGAAAAAGTGCAGTTATGGAAGACTTTGTGGAAAAAGATTTGTATGATTTTTCATTGAACCAAATAGAAAAATTCTTAAAATCACTAGAACTTTCTACTTTAAATGCAGCGAAAACCTATGGACGAGTAGTTTCAGCTTATCTTAACTGGGCTATTGAAAAAGGATATAAAAAAGATGAAAACTTGTTGAAAGACATCGGAAGTGATTGGTTTAAGCAGTTTGCTAATGAGAAGAAAAGCTTTTTTACCTATAAAGATTTAAAAGATATAGAAAAACAACTTGTTAACTTTCAGGATAAAATTATACCGCGATTACTTTTTGAGGGTGCTTGTGGTCGCATGGTTTCAGAATTACTCAACTTGACGATAAAAGATGTAAGAGGTAATGTATTGCATTTGAAAAATGATAATGGCAGTGAAAGGGAAATTGCAGTTTCGGATGAAACTATTTCCATGATACACAAAGCATATGATGAAAATGAATATTTAAATAAAAACGGTGAATCTATGGGGAAAAGATCAGTTTCGCAGTTGATAAGGAATGAATATATTATTAGAACAACAGAAAGTAAAGGCACAATTAATACAGTGCGGGCAAGTAATCATATTATCTATAGAAGGTTAAGTTTGATTGAGGAGATAACTGGAGTAGAAGGCTTAAATCCTAGAAGGTACACTTGGTCTGGAATTTTCTATATGGGGAAAAAACTCTTTTTAAGAGATGGCGAATTAGGCGACAAGCAGTACGCAGAAATTTGTAAACAATTCGATACTAAAGATTCTAAGTTTTTTAGAGAAAGCTGTAATATCGATGTGATTAGGAACCTATATAACGATTTTTAATATAGGTTTCTTCAAATGGATAAAATAAATCAAGAAAACAGTTGACGTATAATTGGTAGTAGAGTAATATAAGAGTACATCAAAGGAAACTAAGTGTAAATGAGCCGATCAAACGGATAAAATAAATCAAAGTTTATTTGAATCTTAAACGAATAAAATAAATCGAATTATAATAGTTTAAACGAGTTAAATAAATCGATCTAAAAGGGCTCAAACGGATAAAATAAATCATATGAAAGGAGGTGTTAGAAATGAATCAAGATATTCTCAACAAGCCAGTTCTAGATGTTGAAGATATTCAAAAGTATTTAGGAATTGGAAAACGTCAAAGTTACGAATTAGTGCACTCAGGAGAATTCCATTTTGTAAAAATTGGACGAAGAATAAAGATTTCAACAGAAGTATTCCTTAAATGGCTAAATGGTTCAAATTAATACATAACATAGAAACAGCTTAAATCAATATCATACATATCATATTAATATTTAGTAACTTAGGAGGTTATCATATGACAGTCTTACAGGCTGAGAAAGTATGCAATAATCAAGCATTAAAGACTATGAGACAACTGATAATTAGAACGGAGTTTATTCTCCAAAATGATTTAGAGGATGATTATGCTTACTTTCTCAAATCACTTAAAGATGACCCCTTATATCATGAATTTGACCAAGAATTAAATGAAGACATACTACAATTTGGTATTACAGATGAAGAAATACAGCAAACAATGCAGCAGTTATTCATCATTTAAATCAGGAGGGTTTAAACAAATGAACAAAGTAGTCGATCTAGCAACAGTCAAACAAGAACAAGAATTTAATCTCTTTATAGAGGAAAGCGTTCAGCTCAATAAAGATCTGGTTGCAGAAGCAATTGTAAATATGAAGAATCAATATTCAACTGAATTTATTATCGACACATATGCATGTCAATTATTGGCTCACGGTCTCCAACAATTTGATAAAGAAAAGTTGATATCTTCTATCGCAAACGGATCAATTTTTGATGCTAAATCAGTCCTGATTAATAGTTTAATAGCTGATCCAGCAATAAGTAGTGTTCTTTAATTCTATAGATTTTAAGGAGGTGATGTAGATGACATAGTTGGACTAGCTTGTATTTAATATTGTTTGTCTCCAAGGTCACAGGTACATAAATAAATCAAATTAAATTATAAATATGGAGGAGTTTAAGTATGACTAAACAAAAAAATAATGAATATATCGGAGTAGAACATTTTGACATGTTAGTAGGATCAGTTCATGAAAGGGCATCTGAAATTCTAGGTGGAGGACAAATAAATATTGAAGAATTATTCCCACTAGAAACTTATAAATCTGCGTTTGAAACATTAGCAAAACATGTAAGAGGATATGCTGAAGCACATGATGACGGTAGCTTGTTATTTTCAATGGTAATGGAATCTTCTGATTGTGGAGATGAAGATGCATTTTTCTTGATTGAACAAGCCTTAAGTAAAGGAGGGATTCAATGATGAATGATTATTCCTTATGTCAAGATTGCTTAAGATTAAATCCAATCCATGAAACAAATGACGGTATTTGTAAATGTGGTGGAGAAACATGTGGTTGTAGTTCTTGTAAACATACCATTTCTTTATTACAAAAGGGTTGTTTAGATAATAATATTCTAGGTCTAAAAACTCCTATAGAAATATGGACTGCTGAAAATGGTTGTGAAATTACTAATACAAATGGAGGAAGTAACTAATATGACAACAACATTTAATATTACAGCACTAAAACTAATCAATGAAATTAAAACCAACATGGACTATATAGATATCAAAAAAGAAGCATTAATCAATTTTGGCTTTGATCCACTAAAACTAGAGGATTTAACTGAATGGATAATATTTAATTATGATGCTGAAGTTGAGGAAATACTAGGTAGCAAGGTTTCAAATGATCGGGAATATACAGATATTGAAATTGAATTACTGTCACAAAATGAACTCGATGAATTAGGCTATGTGTCATCCGAAAATGATAATGATAATGAAGTTGTAGGTTATCTCATAGCAAATGGGAAAACTGTTCCAGTTGATGTAAAAAAGAAAGAACGTAAGGAACGCTATACCCTTCTAAATAAGAAGGAATGGTTTGAATCTGGTCAGGTACTAAAACAGCAACGTCTTGAATTGGGCGTTTCACTAGCTAAAATGGGACAGCTCCTAAATACTTCTACATCAAGAATTGCAAACTTAGAAAACGGTAAACCAGTAATGATGCACGACAATTTAATTGCTAGTTATAAATTAGTCTTGGAATTAGAAAAAATGAAACAAGATCAAGCAAAGCAAGTTGAACAAAAAAACACTCAAATTAATCACATACAAATCGTACATGATGGTGGAGATTTGTACATACTTAATTTGATCACCGAATCAGGTACAAAAATCCATATTGAAGACATCCATGAACTTAAATGGGCACATATGATTGCAAAAAATAAATTCGCAAAATATTTAAATGTCCCAATTATCCTTAAACTTGAAAATGGCGAAAAGGTTCGACTAGATGTTGAACACTCTCAATGTTAAGGAGGGAATACGATGCGAATTTTCGATGAACTAATGAAAGATTCTTATATAAAACGTGCGGTATTGGTCGAATTTGGCTTTGGAGAGGTCAACAAAAAGGAAGTGGTTGGTTGGGTTAAAAAACAGTTTCCTCTCCAATTTGCTGACATTAAAAAAACTATACCAACATCCAAAGTTGTAGGTTTTTCTTCTGGAGAATCTGAAATGATGACAGCAAAAGAACGGTCAGATATTTTAGACAAAGCAATGGGACATTTTGATTCAATGAATGGTTATTAAAAAATAAGATTTTTCACATTTAGGAGGGTTAAACAATGGATAAAATTATCAATCTTGAGGATTTCAAAGTTAACAAAGAAATGGAAGGGTTTAATCAATTTGAAGAATATATTGATTCGGTCATTGAACACAACCTTAAATATATAACAACTAAGTTATTTGAAGGTTTTGAAGATAGGGAACAACTAAGTTATTTGAAGGTTTTGAAGATAGGGAACAACTAATTAGAAAATTCGCAGCCCAAATATTAGCATTATATTTCATGGAATCAGATGCTAGTCGCCATCAATTGCTATATATCATTCAACAAGATGCTATAAGTAAATTTATTGAACATATTGTAGAATCCATTTGTGAAAAGGAACCCATAGAACAAATACTTGGATATTAATAAAGTACATAACGAAAACAAATTGTAATACATAATACTGACCCTACATCCTCTAAGGGCGTAGGGTTCGAATTGTTGTTTGGAGGGATTGAATGAATAAACTGAAATTAAAATGGGTGTCAGATTCAATTGGTGATGATTATAAAAAGTGGAAGGGAGGAGATACAGTTTTAATTGAAGCACAAACAGGAACAGGAAAAACTTGGTTTGTAAAAAATGATCTGTTGGATAGCATGGGAGATTATGAAAAGCTGTTACTTGTTTGTAATCGAACTAATTTAAAAAGGCAATTAAAAAAAGATTTGCTAAAAAAGTACAATCAACCTATTCCCGGTACATTAAATGAATTAGATAAAATCACAACAATTGCTAAAAAAGTAACCATAACATCTTATCATGCAATTTCAAATAGCATTAAAGAATCATTGTACGATCCGAATGCTAAAAAATACGATATCAGTAACTATACATATATTGTAATGGATGAATGCCATTTTCTATTTGCTGACGGGAGTTTCAATAATAAAACTAGGTTTGCATATGAGGAATTAGTAAGACGATATTATCCATTTAGCATTAAGATATTTATTTCAGCAACAATGTTTGAAATTAGAAATCCAATCATCAATGCAGTAAACAAAATTAAAAATAATGGATTTGGACTCGATCATGCTGAAGTTCATGAATACACTACTGGAATAGATTACAGTTATGTTAATCCAAAGTACTTTAAAGATATTGATACCATAATCAACTTAATAAAAAATGATGAATCTAATGACAAATGGCTGATATTTATTAGCGATATCAAAAGAGACGGAAAGAAAATAATGGATGAATTTGGTGAAGATACTTGTTCTTTAATTAAATCTGGTACCGAAAACGATGAGCTAAATTCAATCATAAATAATGGAAAATTCAATAAAAAAATATTAATTTGCACGAAGGCTTTAGATAACGGTATTAACATCAAAGATGAAAAGCTGAAAAATATTGTCATAATGACTTGGGATCGTATCACTTTCATCCAAATGTTAGGGAGAAAAAGGATTGATATTGAAAATCCTGAACAAGTGAATCTATACATACCAACAAGATATAAAAAAAGCTTCTTATCTAAACTACATAATTTAATTAAGAAAAAACAAGAACTTGAATTGCATCAAAAAAATGAATCTGACTTTTATAATAAATACGACAATGACTTAAAGGATTTTAAAGGTGTTAACGATCTGTTTTATAGAGATGTTCGCACAGGTAAATATAAAGTAAATCTGATTGGAATGACAAGGTTATATACAGACATCAATTTTGCAGAATATATGATTGAGAAGTTTGAAAACGAAGGTAAGTATGCTTTTATTACTGAACAACTAAGTTGGCTAGAGCTATCTGATGATGATTGTGATGAGAATATGTTAGAGAATATAGTAATCGAAGAGGAGATTGAGTCTTTGAAAAAATATTTAGATAGCATAATTGGTCAAAAATTATTCAATGATGACCAGGGAAAATTGAGCGATTTGATTCTTAAGGAATTAATTACTTTACCTACAACAAACGATTACAGGTCTAAGAAATTAAAACCATCTACCATAGAAACATTAATTAGACATCAATTAGAACTTCCATATGCTGTAAGTAAACCTAAGAAAGAAACTAAAGGTGAAAATCGAAATAAAAGATACATAGTTATCAGTAAGATTAGTTAAAAATGTTCCAGTTTTACTATAAATCTATATATATAAATAATTAGTAAAAGTGGAGCAAAAAAGATGAATATCAAAGTTATAAATGTAGAGACGTAAGGAACGGAATTTATAACTTTGGCGGGTGAACTTTCTGACCGTAGGGAGGAAAGTGAGGGGAAGCTTCCCCTTATGTTTTGAACATAACTAGGTTGAATATTAAAATTTTTAGGAGGAGATTATTAATGGCAAATGGATTAGATAAAGAGAAAGTTGAAAAACAAAAAATTGTACATGTATATTCATTGGATACGTCATGTTTTTATACAGATGATGAAGCAAGTCTAAATAACGATATATTAGAGAATGGAAATGATATTAAGGAAGCTGAAAGGATATTGAATAGGATTCAGCGATATAAAGATAATCTTAAAAAAATTGACCAATTACATACGGATGCACTAAGTATTAATAAAGAATTGGAAAATAAGAAACACCTATTGTCATTGTCTTTAGAAGAAGTTGAACATAAGAAATTAACCAAACAGATTAAAAAAATGGAACATGCGCTATTAAAACTACAAGAAAATGAAGCCAAATGTAATGGGAAGGAATTTTTTATCAAGTCGGATGATGAAGAGAATCCTTATAATATTAAGGATATGGATAAAACTGGTACACTAACAGAATATGAAGAAAATTTGCTTCAGTACATAAAGGATAAAAAGGAACGAAGTAAAGAATTAAAGAAAGATTTGGATGAACTAATTGCCGATTATGATATGAAGAAAAATGGAATCCGTAAGCTTAGATACGATTCTCTATACAATCAAAAAAGGAAAAAAAATAGTGATGAAATTATTACTGAACGAAAGTTATCCAATATTATTTCCTTATTTCAATCAACTCTTACTAGGTCACTCACTATTGATGAAGAAAGTAATATGACTACTGACATTATTATTGTTCGTGCTTTTAGATATAAGGTATTTGAAACATTAGTAATTGATGGATTTGAAAATCACCTTGGGGAACATTATCAATATTTTGCCAGTACTGCCGGTCAGATTCGCAACAAGAAAAGCATATTCATAAAGTCGACTGTATATAAAAAGATTGCTAATAAATTAACATGTGGCTTAAGCATTAAGGATATAAATGAAAAAGGTTCTATGAACCTTAATAAATTCAATGTCTATACTGCCTTATGCAATACCAGTAGTGTTCCTTGGACTGACTTTGACATAAGGAAAAGTATCGTTGTACCCGACTTTATTACGACCATAGAAAATGCCGAAGTTGATGTTATAGATGGTGAAACATATGAAGTATATCCAGATAAAGTACCAGTTGAAATCAATCATTGTGATGGTGCAGGAATGTATTTACCAACAGTGGGAGAAGAAAATAAATCATTTCAGTTCAGGATGCCTTTTTTTAAAGGACTTCTCTGCCCGATGCCATATGACAAATTCATTGAAAAATTCGGCGGAAATCCAATTGTTAAAGATATCTATAATGATGATCATGATGTAATCAAAGAGGGCATCAAATACATATTTACTGAAAGTCAGTTCAAAATGTCTCGTTTTTGGGAATCGTGGGAGGATTATCAAGATGCATTTGAAGAACATGGTTGTGAAGCAGCCAAGTGTAAAGAGGAATCAGATGCATTTGAGGATAAGACATTAAATTATCAGGTTATTCAATCTCTAAATGAAATGGAACGACACGAATTAGAGGATCTTTCTGCTCGTACAGTGGATGATATTAATAAGGCTGGAAATGATTTGTCTACCATGTTGCGGATTCTTGGAGCAGATGATGACAACTTAGAAAAATATCCATATCAAGAAGCCATTAATATTTATCCTAATTTGGTCAATGATCCTTACTTTAGAGAAATGATAAAAGAAAATAGAAAAAGTCTTATCAAGGATGCTAAGGCAGGGAAAATATTATTAGAAGGTTCAAAGCGTACATATATTGCCCCTGATTTATTTGCATTTTGTGAACGTTTATTCCTTGGGAAGGATGTGCCTAATGGATTATTGAAGGATGGAGAGGTAAGCTGTCAGTTGTATGAAAAAGACGAAAAGCTTGACGTGCTTAGGAGCCCTCATAACTTCAGAGAACACTGTCTAAGAACTAACAAAACTGGTTCAGTAGTGAAGCTATATGGTAAAGATGTAAATATTAATGATTGGTTCATTACTAATGATATCTTTACCTCAACCCATGATTTGTGTTCAAAACAGCTTATGTTCGATGTGGATGGGGATGATGCTTTGATCGTTTCTTCACCTCTATTTTGTTCAATCGCTGAACGTCATATGGTTGGTATCAAACCTTTAGAATATAAACTTGAAAAAGCAACAGAATCAATAATAAGCAATAAAAACATTTATGATGGATTGATAGCAGCATATTCAAAAGCACCGATGATTGGAAATTTAGCAAATGAAATTTGTAAAATATGGAATTCGGGAAAAGTTGATAAAGAGGAACTAGATTTGATACGCATTTTATGCTTTGAATCAAATGCGTATATCGACTACGCTAAGACACTTTGGCTTCCAAAACGTCCACCACATATAGATGAACAATTAAAAAAATACTCTCGTAAGAAGACACCTTATTTTTTTAAATATGCTAAGGATAAAAAGGATAAACAAGTAGAAGCTAAGGTGCAGAAAAGAATTGTTGAGGGAAATAAAGAAGAGGAATTTATCAGTGTTGTTAATATGCTTGATGACATCATACCTAAAAATAACATTCATTTTGAAGATGTAATTGAAGATTATGATTATCGTAAGTTAATATGTAATGAAAATAACGAGATTGATAGAGTAGTGATTGAGTTGTATGAGACATTGGACAGAGATAAAAATAAGGTAATCAAAGAACAGTTAAAGAAAATGGAAAAGAAACGCAGGAAAATTGAATTAATGGTTTATAAGGACATTAGAGAACAATTACTTGAAGTAAATGGAAATATTAATGAGGTGGTTGACTCACTTGTTAAGTATTTATATTTTGAAAAGAATAGTAAACACAAGCAAACTTTGTGGCATTGTTTTGGAGAAGAAATCTTAAAAAATATAAAATTAAATGTGAAAAGTGATGATTTTAAAGCATGTGGAGATTGTGGCGATGTGATCGAGAGAACGAAAGCAAAAAAATATTGTGCTAAATGTGCAAAAAGAAGAAAAAATGAAAGTAATAAAAATTGGAAAAAGAGCAATAAAGAAAATTGTAGGAAAAATAAAGCTAGTTAAAATAATACATAATCATATAAACCCTTGAAAATAAAGGGTTTTTTTCTTTTGTACAATAAATAGATAATTCCCTTAGGGGAAAGAAAGAAGCTACTTTCACAGCAATGGCATTTTTCTTTTTCCATTTCTTCAACTTTTCCAGATAATTGGATAATGTGATTTTCTTGAATTACTTAATAATTAACCAATTTTATCATACCATGAAATGATAAAATTTGGCAAGTGGTAATTCTGATACTTTGTACACACGTCTAAATAGTCTTTTTAGTCAAATTCTCCTTTTTATTATTGATTCTTTTGTAAAACTCAATGTTTTACACTCAGATGTCTCTAAGAAAAAGAGATATCTGTTATTTTTTTTATTGAAGAAATTAGTTAAAAAATTAAATAAATATATTAATAAAGGAAAGGTGATTAACATGGGAATGCATGATAATTTGTTTGAAGTATTTAACGTATTAAAGAACGATGAAAAGCTATTAAGATTGTTGTACTATCCACCTCAAGACTTAGCAAAAAATATTCCTGATCCATTGGATGAAAGGCTAAAAAATATTGGTGAGATGGAGTCAGAAAAACAAGCGCTAATCAGGGGTGAACATATTTACTTTTCGCCTCAGGCAGATGATTTAGAAACTAAGAAAATATGTCGGCTTTATCTCTATGCGGGAAAAAGGCGACCCACAAGTAATTATCTTATGGCTGACCAAGAAATTGTTATTGATATTCTTTGTCCATTTGAATATGAGAATGGTGATATGAGATCAATGAAAATAGCTGACAGAATTAATGAATTAGTATGTCTTAATAGGATAACAGGAATTGGAAAGGTGGATTATGTTTATGGAAATCAAGTTAATGCATTAAAGGATTATGTGGCATATCAACACATATTCAAAGTTTGTTCCATGAAAAAATAATTTAAAGTGAGAGGTTGTTAATTAATGCGAATTACGTTGACGAAAAGGGAATTCCAAAAAGCAGTTAGGGATTACGTAGAAAAATATTATGACGAAGACTTTAAGATTAGTGATATACGATTTTCTAACTTTGAGAGGTATGTTGCAGTCGGTGAGGTTGATTTGATTCTAAAAAAGAAATCCATACCGAATAGACCAAATAAAAAGATTATTGATGAGCAGGTAGAAGTTAAGTCTGAGGAAAATGTTGAAAAGTAATAATATATAACATGGGATAAGACTAAGACTTATCCTTTTGATTTTGTACAAAGAGGAGGGAGGCACAATTGGACTATGAAATGATCAATGAACTTAATGCCGAAAGAATGAGAAAAGGTATAAAGATAAAGGATATTGCAAATGCAGTGGGTATTAGTGATGCCTATACATCTATGTATTTTAAGCATAAGGCTTCTAATATTGATTCAATGAAAGAACTTGCAATCATTGAATATATTAAATCGCAGCCAGAGTATCGAATGGTTAAGGTTATTGTGAAAAAATAATAAATTTATATAAAAGGAGAATATCAATGAGTAAATTAACATTAAAAAATATCACAATGGATAATAAAAAATTTGATGAGATGAAAGAAATTACATTTCCCGATGGCCATACGTTGAATATTTATCAACGATTTTCATTCGCTAAAATTAATCAGGTTTTTGAAAGTATGACCAAAATAAGCGAAGAGTCTAAAGCTGTTAGAGGGGTTAATTTGAATAAGTTTGAATTGCTCGATTTTCTATCATTATTATTAATTGAACATTTTACTGATCTAAAATTTTCAAAAAATCTTAGAAATAAATTTGATGAATATGAGACACTTCTTAATTCTGACTATTATTCATTGATTATAAAAGCATTTGATAAAAAGGAAATTGATAAATTTTATAATTATTTTTCTGAAAAGCTCCAGTTGGCAGAAAAGATGATTAAGCAAGGTGAAAATGTTAAACAACAAATAAATGAGATTAATAATCAAAAAGATGAGCTTTTCGCAAAATCGAAGGATGATTTAGATGAACCAAAACCAACTAATTAATTATTTAAATGATTCATTACGAATGAATTTAAATTTAAAAAGAGACATTATTCCAGATTATTTTAAACAACAATTGATTGTAGATAAAGTTAATAGTATAACTCGTGATTTAAATATTGAAAAGTATCTATTTCATGCCACTACTATGAAGAATGCAATCAAAATACATGAATCGGGAATGTTAATACCTAAAAAAATGTATGTAGCTGATATCGTTAAGGAATATGGCGGGCTATGGTTTAATGCTAATACAATTACAGATGGAATTACCGAGAATGCATTGATGGGTGAAAACATATTTCATTTATTGGAAGTAATTGAGAAATTAAAGGAAGATGAGGAGCAGAATCGTGAGAAGATATTGGATTATAAAAGAAAAGTCCATATCCTTAGTCAGCTTTTAGATGAAAGACCAAAAATCTATTTTCATGATTTACCCGACTTTACTTTTAAATGGGATTTGGGAAGTATAAATCTTGTTGATGAAGGTTCTGTTCTTATATGTATTGATCCTACAAAGGTTAAATTTAGAAAAAAATACTTTTATTACAGCTATATTGAGGATAAAGATACTGAAGATAATAGTATTCTTTTTTATTTTGATGATTACACGGAAGAGTATATTAAAGATTACATTAAAAAAACTGCATATTATCAGACCTATGAGATAGTTTCGTATGAACCGATAGATATTAATGATATTGATTATTTATTACTTTTTAATAAACAGGATAGTGTGAAGATAATTTCCAATACAGGTAATGGTAAATATGAAGAATTGAAGGGATTAAAATATGAGGCGAATGTTGGCAATTAGTGATATTCATGGATGCTATGAAGAATTCATTGAGTTATTAAAAATAACCGAATATGACCCTCGTAAGGATCAACTATTCTTATTGGGTGATTATGTTGACAGAGGGAAGGATAGCAGGAAGGTAATTGAAAAGATTATGGAACTAGTTTCTAATGGAGCAATTGCACTAAGAGGTAATCATGATGACTGGTTTTTGTGTTTTTTAAATGATCCTTCTAATGTGGAATATTATCTCACCCAGGGGATTGGTGGGTTTAATACATTTATCAGTTATTTAGGCTTTGATAATATAAAATCTGAAAATGATATTAATAATGCAGTAAGTAAGATCAAAGAAAAATACAGTTCACATGTAAAGTTTCTATTGGATTTGCCTTATTATTATGAAACAAAAGATTATATATTTACTCATGCTGGCATTAACCCTTTTGTACTTGATTGGAAAAATGACATGCAGAGTTTAAATTGGATTCGTTGGGATTTTATTAATAATCCGACTAACCTTCTTACACAAACTGTTGTATTTGGACATACAACATGTAGAACTATCCATAATAGTAATGATATTTGGGTATCTAATGACAAAATTGGAATTGATGGTGCTTGTTGTTTTGGTGGTCAATTAAATTGCTTGGAAATTACCGATAAGGAATTAAATCAGTACCATGTAGTAAATAACAATTGGCAAGGGATAAATGCATCACCAATGCCTCGTTTATCAGTAGTTTAAAGGGTGACAATATGAAAATTGAAGAAAAAGTAATTTATGATATCAACTGTAAATATGAGATTTTGAATACTGCTCACTATTTAAGCTTTTTTAAAAACAGTGAAGAGATAGGGTCTGTTCTTGTAGAAGTAATAGATAAGGATCGTTTGTTTTTATATTTATTAACTATCGAAAAGGAATATAGGAATACCAAAGTTATTCATGCGATGTTAAGTTTTGCAAATGATATATACAATAAATATTTTGATGGATATTCCATTGAGTATGAGCTTGCAAATAAAAGATTACATAAATTGATTGACAGGAAAGTAAAAGCAAATAAAATTCCTGCTAATCTCATAGAACTCCAATCAGAATATTTTATGAGTGATGCATACAGTGAGATGAGGGACAAGGCAGTCGTTGAAGTACAGGAATATGAAAATAAACGAATTCTAAATAAAAAAATCGCTGAGTTAGAACAAAGATATTTTGCAAATGTCGGATTGTGAAGAAGGTTGATGGGAAATGAAAAAACTATGTGAAACTGATGATTTTAAAGTTTATTATAATCGGAAAAATTATATAGAGTATATCCATACAATTCATGAATTATTAGTGCAAGATAATGATGGGAAATTTATTGGTTGGGTACAGTTTCTCACAGATGATAAAGAAAAAATTGTATATGGTTTCAATATTGCAATTGATTCTAAGTATAAAAACACATTGGTAACCAAGATGTTAATTCAAGAGTTTTCAAAATTACACAATAAAGCCTTAAAACCTTACAGTTACCATTATGAGTTCTATAATCAAAGATTTTATAAGTTGATCAATCGTCAAATTAAATATGGAAAGCTGCCAAAAGAGCTTATTGATAATCAGATAAGTGAAATAGTACATAGTCCATCTGTAAAAATAATGTCTGCAAAGTTGTTTATCAACACATTGGAAATTCAATTACATAACCATCACTTTAATAATTTAAGTGAAATTAATAAAGTGTATATTGAAACGAATAAGAAATTGAAGAAGATAGTTGAAGCGAAAATTGAAAATTTTAAAGAAGAAATTCCTTTATTGACTGTATAAATAATTTGATGATTAGGAGGTAGTAATGATGGGGAGAAAAAATAAATATATACCTTTGGAAAAAAGAATAGTTCAAATTGCAGGAATACTAGATTTACAAGCACAAGAACCTAGCTTAAAATATGATCCGTATATGGTGGGTCTTTATAATGGTTTAGAGATTTCCTTGTCATTAATGGAGCAGAGGGAAGAGGTATTGAAAAACTGTCCAAGTTTCTATAAATATGCTTCTATCACTTTGAGACAAAAATTAAAATTAAAGATTAGAGGTTTATTTGGTTTGAATAAAGCAAGAGGGATGAAAAGATTATCTTAAAATTGATAAAGGAATAATTACACCCGATGAATAATCGGTTTTCTTTTGGAATGAAGAGTTAAATTTGGTGCAACTCCAAGACATTCCTCCCGATATTATATCTATCATAAATCTATCAAATTTTTATAACAAACTATCAAATTTTATTTTACACTGTGAAAAATATGTTATAATTCTATTAAATCTCACATATACATTTCTCAAAAAGGGAAATGGAGTTGTGAGATATGAAAAAACATAAAAAAGGTGGAGATAAAATGACTACCTTAGCGCTAACAGATATTCGAACAAGGGTAAAAAGAAACAGTGAAAAAAATAAAAATGCAATTTCAGCATTTAAAAAAATAACCAGTACAAGAAGATTGAAACAAGGAAGAGTTCGGACAAGAAATTCGGACGAAGCTACAGTTCTTTCTAGATTTTCTAAAAGATAAATTGGAGATTATATGAATATTGAACAAGCAATTGAAATAATTAATGACAAATTTTATAATAGTAAGTAATAGAAAGGGGTGAGTATAAATGGAAAACAATATACAAAATCAAAATGAATTATTGCAAGAATTGAAAGAAATAAAAGAATTACAGGTTGAACAATTAAAAGTTCTAAAAAATATTGAAAATCATCTTATTCCTACAAGGGATTATAGTCAAACACAACAAAAGAAATTACTTGAAACCTTAAAAAAGATTGCTGATAAATTAGATAACACTTATAGCAATTATTGATTATAACATCCGATTATTGTCGGGTGTTTTTTTATGTTTATATAAATAAAATTTTTGAGGAGAGATTACTACTCTCCAGTAGATAAATTTTCAACTATATTACTTATATGTCGGATATTTGATTGATTTAGAGATGGTGTCATTTTGGATAAATGATATACTTCAGTTCTTTCGATGTTATTTAGATATTTTCTAAGAAAAGGAAATACAAACCCTATATAGTCATCAATCGATTCACAAGTTTCATTTTCTGGAATTTGTATTTTGAACTTACATGTAATTTCGAATGTTGGTTGACCATTTATATCTACTTTATTTTGATAATCTATAACTTCTACAGCAATATTGTTTTCTTTTATATAGGTTTTAATATCTGGTGTGAAATTTTTATCTACTAAAACTACCAATCCTATGATATTGATCATAAATATTCACCCTTTGCCAATTATAGATTAAGTAGATTATAAAGGAAAATTATACTATTGGAAAGACTAGGCTATATTTAATAGGGTGTGGAAGTAATTTAGGTGTGGAAAATATTAAACCTTTCAATCCTAAAATTGCTTATTAATATTGTGGTTTCATAAATTTTAAATACATAAAATTATCTAGAGTTATGCGAACAAATGTACACACGATAGGGGGTATGGGTATGTTAACGGAACGTGAAATGGAAATGCTTACTGATTATTTCAAGGGTGAGAAGACGGTTACTGAGATTGCTCATGATCACGGTTATTCCAATCGTTCTTCTTTATATAAATTATTGAAGAATGAGGAAGCCCAAGAATATATTAATAAGTTATCAGATGAAACTATGAAGAATTCTCTTCGATTATTGAAAATGAATTCCAGAGATTTATCTAAATCATTATTAGATATTGCAAAAGGTAATATTACAGATGTAAAAATGGTTTATGCTCAGTTACAGGCTATCAATAGTGCACTAGAAAAAGCAGGGATGAATAGTAAGACCATTGTCTTTGAGGATAAGAATTCAAATGATGATGATTATAATGAGTTAATGGATTTGTTGAAGGAAAAGAAAACAGTGGATCAATAATAAATAAAAATATTATGTCTTGAGTTTTCTTTGCATAATAGCATATTCAAATAATTTAATCCCTTGATTTAATAGTATTAATAACATTTCTATATTCAAAACTAGAGACATAATGTAATATTATGTCTTGAGTATTCGTATCCATCATGATACAATAATATTAACAATAAACGGTTTAGGAGTTGTATCATGATGGATATTATTAAACAATATGAACAGTTTCTTCTTAGTCAGGATAAAAGTCCAAAAACAATCGAAAGTTATGTTCGTGACATTAATCTATTTATTAAGTGGTATTCTGATCAGACCAATCATGATTTAAATACTTTGCAGCAATTTGAGTTAAATGATTATCGTAAGGAATTAGAAAAAAATGCAAAATTAAAAACAGCAAATAGAAAAATTGTAAGTGTTAATCGATTTGTAGAATGGTTATATAATGAAGGAATACTAGAGAGTAAACTACAACTAAAGACGATTAAAGATACAACTCCATTAGAATATAAAGGTTTAGATGAAATTGAAGAAAAGCGATTGAGAAAAGAAATATACCTTGCAGGGAACAAAATGCACATCTGTCTTTTTGAATTATTAAGGAATACTGGGATTCGAGTTAGTGAATTATGTGATATTGAATTGGATCATATTATTATTACTGAAAAGAAAGGATCACTAAAAGTACATGGTAAAGGTGATAAGTGGAGAACGGTTTCATTAAATAAGACAGCTAGGGAGTCCATACAGGAGTATATAAAAGTTAGACCAACTAATAAAGGGAATAACCTATTGATTGGTCAACGTGGAGGAATTAAACGTAATGCGGTTGATGTAATACTTAAAAAGTATGGTGATAAAATAGGGGTTAATGTATCGGCTCACATGCTAAGACATAGCCTAGGATATAAACTTATACATAATCCTAATGTTGCTTTGACAACTATCCAGTCTATTTTGGGTCATAGTAATATGTCTACTGTTGCTATTTATACTCAAACTAAGCAAAAAGACCAAGAAATTGCATTAGAATCAATCGAATAAGCGTGAAATAAAGGCGATTACTATATTTGGTAGTCGTTTTTATTTTGCATTTATATAAATTGATATACCTTTAATTCGTACTAGATTGCTTTATTTTAAATCATAATGATTGTCATACATATATCCCTCTTAGTAATTAGACCTCTATATCAAAAGGATATGGGGTGCTTTCTAAATTGGCATGAAAATTGCTACAGCAGGTGTCACAGAAATTTTTTTGAAATTTTCCACCCCTAAAAATTATGAAAGGAATAAAGAAATGGACTTTAAGCAAAAAGAATTACTCATTGAGCATCTTTTACAGAACTTTACTGAGAATGATGCAAAGGAAATTTTAAATAAATATAAAAATAAACTAACTGGAAAAAATGGATTACGCAAGAAAATTGCTGAGATTGATAAAACTTATTTCGGTAAAGCGTATTTTCCTCGGTACTTTGAGCGGCCATCACCAGAATTTCACAAGGAAATTGAAGATCATCTACAAAAAATACTTGATGGAGTATTAAAGAATGTATGTGTAATTGCTCCAAGGGGATTTTCTAAGAGTACACTTTGTTCGTTCAAAATTCCCCTATATTGTTTACTTTTCAGAAAGAAACCTTTCATTTTATTAGTATCTGCATCTGAAGATATGGCACAAGATTTTCTGAAATCAATAAGAAAGGAACTTGAAACGAATGAAGCTATAATTGAAGACTTTGGAGAATTAAAAGGTAATACATGGAATAGTGACAAATTAGAATTAACAAATAACACTTGTATTATGGCAAAAGGTGCTGATAGTACCCTTAGAGGTATTAAGTATGGGGAAATGAGACCTCATTTAGTTATTAGTGATGACATTCAAAAAGACTCCAGTTCTGCGAGCGAATCTAAAATGCAAGCATTAAAGAATTTTTACTATGAATCACTCGGTAATATCGGAGATACATACACATCTAACCTATTTATCGGTACTCGAATGGGAGAAGATGATTTAGTATTAGATGTTCAAAACAACCCTACATATTTTAGTTTATTTTATCAAGCGGTTATCTCATTCGCCACTAATGAAGAATTATGGGTTGAGTGGGAAGAAATTATTAATGATTTATCTAATCCTTATAGATTATCAGCAGCAGAGACTTTCTTTGAAAAAAATAAAGAAGCTATGCTTGAAGGTACTGAGGTTATTTGGAAGGAAAAAATGGATTATTACGATTTAATGCTTAAAAAAGTAGAAATAGGAGAAGATGCATTCTCAAAGGAATTACAAAATGACCCTAAGTCAGCAAAGGATAGAATCTTTCAAGAACTACAATATCATGATGGTGTAAAACCTAATGAAATGGAGGAAGTGGTCTTAACAATTGATCCATCATTAGGTAAAAATAACCGTGCAGACTTTTCCGCAATAACTACTTTAGGAAAAGATACTGACGGTTATTTTAATGTCATTGAAGGGGATTGCAGAAGGTTAAAGCCAGATGTCCTTATTAAAGAAGTAATTGAAAAAGTAAAAACGTACCCAATAAATCGGATTGGGGTTGAAACAGTAAACTTTCAGGAGTTGCTATTGGAACAGTTAAGAAAAGAATTGATCAAAAATGGATTTTACATTGATATTGTTTCTATTAATTCGCGTTCTAAGAAACATGAAAGAATTGTAGCGTTACAGCCTCACATCTCAAATGGATATATAAAATTTAATAAAAATAATAAGACGTATAATCAGCAAGTTTTAGATTATACAGCCAAAGCAAAAAATGATGATGCACCGGATTCGCTAGAAATGGCAGTATCTTTATTTAAGGAACACAAACGTCTCCAATCAATTGATAGAAAATTATTAGGTTTATAGAAAGGAGTTTAAATATTGATTACTATTGAGGAAATAAAAAATGCTATTGCCAAACATAAATCAGAATTGCCACGCTATCAGAAACTACATGACTATTATATCGGAAAACATACAATATTGAATAGGAAGCTACCTGATCCAACAAAGCCGAATAATAAAATGGTGACATCATATCCAACGGTTATCATTGATACTATTGTTGGGTATTTTGCATCAAAGCCATTATCATATTTAAGTACCTCAAATAATGAAGAGTTTTTAGATGATTTAAAGCGGATTTTCTATTTAAATGATGAAGAAGATACCAATGCAGAGATCGTAAAAAATTTCAGTATTTATGGGAAAACATACGAACTTCATTATATTGATGAAATGGGTAATAATCGTTTTAAACATTATTCTCCCAAAGAAATGTATGTCGAAAAGGATGGTAGCGGTAATATTAAATTTGCAATTCGTCAATGGGAAGAAACATTAGCGGATAAATCAAAAGTGAAAAAGATTGAAGTTTATGATTCTGAAGGTATATACAATTACTCGGGCGATGATTATACATTAGAGAGTCAAAGAGAGCATTATTTTGGGGAAACTCCTGTTTGTATTTATGTGAATAATGAGGAAGAAATCGGTGATTATGAGCAACTTATTCCAATGATTGATTCAGTTGAGGTTATGTTGTCGGATAGTGGAAACGAATTGGAATCATGGGTCAATGCCTATTTAGTATTAGGTGGTATGAAGGGAACAAAAAGTGAAGACTTAGAAAAAATGAAGCAAGATGGTGCAATTCTTACTGATGAGATTAACCAAGTGAAGTTTTTAACAAAAGAAGTAAATCCTGCATTCCAAAAGAACTTTTTTGAGACTGTAGATAAACTCATACATAAATTTTCAACCATTCCAGATTTAACATCCCAAGACTTTTCTAGCAATTTGAGTGGTGTTGCCTTAGAATACAAACTTTTTGGACTAGAATCCAAGTCAGCAACAAAGGAACGTAAAATGGAAAAGGCATTAAGGAAACGTATCCGTTTTATTTGTACTATTTTAAATAAGCAAGGTAAAGATTATAGTCCATATGACATCAGGTTCAATCATGTGAGAAATATCCCTCAGAATAAGGCAGAGATCAGTGACGAAATCGTTAAACTTTCCCCATATGTGGATCAGAAGACATTGTTATCATTACATCCTGATATTACAGATGTTGACTTGGTATTAAAACGGTTAAAGGAACAATCCGATTCAATGGATTTGGATAAAATTGAACATGTGAGTGCAAAAATCAATGAATGAATTTGAGAAAAGCTTATTGAAAATTATTAAGGAAATGTATGATCTATCAGACAAGGAATTTAGGCAAGTTCTAATGAAATATAAAACAAGTCGAGATAATATCATTCAGTTTATTGCTCAATTGTATATTCTTCATAGTGAAGATGGGATTCTAGATTATGTGTACCTGGATAGAATTGGTGCTATTAAACTATTCGACAATAAAGTTGAAGAGGAATTGAAGGGTGTGGGAGTCTTTGAAGTTTCAATTTTAACAAGTATCTTGGGTATAATTTCTCAACAAGTGTATAATAAATCGGCTTATCAAATTGAAAAATATGTTAAATTGAACTCCCCTAAACAATTAGGTCAAATTTCAATTAATAAAATTATTGCATTTAATTGGTCTGGGATACCATACTCCAATCGTATTAAAATGAACCAACAGGCATTAAGAAATTCATTAAAGACAACATTTGTTCGAAGTATTCAAGATGGGGATTCAATTGATAAAGTTGCTAATAAATTTAAGGCAAATTTTAATAGTAATGCTCATCAATCAAACAGATTATTATTAACTGAAACTGCTAGAGTTATAGATCAAACACAAGAGAAACTTTATAGGCAAAATAAATTTACTCAAGTAGAATGGGTGTCAGCACTTGAACAAAATACTTGTATGGATTGTGCGAATTTAGATGGTAGCGTGTTTAATTTAGATGATCTATTTAGACCAAGAATTCCAAGACATCCAAATTGCAAGTGTACATATTTACCATATATGGATATTTAGTTGCCAATCACTTTTTCAATCGAGAAGGTGATTTTTATATTGTCTTTTTTCATGGTGTAGACGGAATAAAGAATATCATGAATCAAAAATACATATGCGTTTCTAGGACTTTTAGTGTTAGAAGGGCAAGGAGGTTATATAAATGGATTTAGCAAAGGTAAAAGAATTTATTGAAGCAAATAAAGAATCAGATGAGGTTAAAGAATATCTTCAGGGCTTCGTTAAGGAACCAAGCGTTGATGAGATCCTAGGGAAATTCGAATCTGATGAAAGTTTAAAGAAATGGCTTGAATCTGAAAAGGATAAGCATTTCGCAAAGGGCTTGTCTACTTTTAAAGAAAAGACGATGCCTAAATTAATTGAGGATGAGATTGCTAAAAGAAATCCAAGTAATAAAAGTCCTGAACAATTGAAGGTAGAAGAGGCTTTAAAGGAAATTGAGCGCTGGAAGACTAAAACGATTCGTGAAGCGGTAAAAAATGAAGCTTTAAAATTTTCTACAGATAACAAATTACCTTCCGAAATCATTGAATTCTTTATCACTTTAGAAAAAGAAGATGATGAAGAAGGTACGAAGAGCAAAGAGTCTACAATGTCCAATCTCACTAAATTAAAGGAAGTTTGGGCTAATCATTTACAGCAATCTGTTACAGAAAGAATGAAATCCAACGGTTTTACTCCAAAGGATGGAGACGGAACACCAAAGACACTAACTCTTGAACAATTAAAAGCTATGTCTACTGATGAGATTGCAAAACTTGATCAATCTTTAGTAAATGAGGCATTAAAGAATGGTTAATTTTTAGACGTACAATTCGTATGTCTTATTTATTTTGTCTTTCGGGCTAGACGGTATAAAGAAGCACTAAAAATTAAATTAGAAAAGGTAAAGGTGATTTTATAATGTCAGTACAATCTTTTATTCCACAAGTATGGGAAGCAAAACTATTAGCAGGCTATCATAAGGGAGCAGTTGCAGAATTACTTACAACTAAGCCGACTAAAATTGAAGGAAACAAAATAGTTTTTAACCGTGTTGGCGCAGGAAATGTAAAAGATTACACTGGAACGGTTGCATGGGATGAGGTAAATACTACTCCAATTGAATTAAATATGGATCAGAAAAAATACTTTGCGTTTTCCGTGGATGATGTAGATCGTGTACAGGTTGCAGGTGACTTAATTGATGCATATACGGAAGAAGAAGCAGCAGCCATTAAGGAAGTTATTGATACATTCGTTTTAGGTTTATACACTGGTGCCCACGCTGATAATGTTATTGGTGATGATGCTACTCCTATAGCATTGGATAAACTTAATGTATATGACTATATCGTTGACTTAGGTACTAAATTGAATAAAAAGAAAGTACCAAAAGCTGGACGTTTTGTTGTTATTAATTCTGATGTTTTAGGACTTCTTAGCAAAGATGATAGATTTACTCGTAACCCTGTGGTACTTGAAAATGGAGTTGTTGAAGGTCAAGTTATTAATGGTATGCAAGTAGTCGTTTCAGAGGAACTTGCAACCGTTTCAGGTAAATTAAAAATCCTAGCTTTATCAAAGTCTGCTATTGGTTTTGGAAAACAAATTGATCAAACTGAAGCTATACGTTTGCCAAATGCGTTTGCAGATGGGGTAAGAGGATTAGTTGTTTATGGTGGAGAAGTTATTCGTCCTGAAGCGCTAGCAGTTTTAACAGCCACTATTGTTAACCAATAATTAAATACATAGATTACTAGATAGGTAGGGGATATTCCTCTGCCTATTTTATTTTTAGTGAGGTGATTCGATGTTTTTTAAGAATAAATCAACAGGTTTGGTTTGGGAGGTGGAACATCCTGACCATATTAAACGTTGTAAAAACGATTCAAATTATGAAGAAGTAAAAATTACCACTAAGGCTAAGAATGAACCTAAACAAATTGAAAAAGAGGAATCGAAAAAATCCTCTAAAAAGAAGTAAGGTAGGTGAATGTTATGCCTATTTTAGATGACATAAAATTGCTATTAGAAATTAATGATGACTCAAAAGATAGTATTCTTTCACTCTATATCAGTAGGGCGACTAATTTTGTAAAAGATTATTGCAATATTGATGTATTAACCCCATCACTGGAAGAATCGGTGGAAGATATTGCGATTTTCAATTACCGCAATAAAGGTGTAGAGAATATTCAAAGTGAAGGAAAGGGTTCGCTTTCAGAAGAATACCGTGAAGGTCTACCATCTGAAATTTACAAAAAACTGAATGAGCATAGAAGGATGAAGTTTATATGAGATTAACCAAGACAGCTTATTATTACGGTGATAAAGGTGAGTACCTCGGCAATGATCAATTTGGGAGACCTGTATATGGTGATCCTAAAATGTATCCTTTCGAAATGGAGATTGAACCTTATTCTACAGAGTTAGCACGAACCCAATACGGTATAGTTGTTGAAGTTAATTATCGTTTATATACCTATCCCAATACCAATTTGAAGCTTGAAACAAAAATTAATTATAACGGTTCAAAATTCATGATTACAAAAGTATGGGATTACGATAGACACTATGAATTATTAATAAAAAAATTACTTGATTAAAAATAAGCCTTCCGGTATTAGGAGGGCTTTATTGTTGGTGGTGAAAAAATGACAGAAGTTTGGAAATTAAATAACGAGGAGTATTGCCTTTATACTGAAAACAAAGATGTCATGAGAAGAATCAAGCGTTCTTATCATGATTTTAAAATTATGGCTGAATATTTTTTTCCAAATGGTAAAAGAAAAGCCATTCAATACAAAGTCCCCATAAAAAGAAAACGTTCTGCGTATCATTTAGCAAATATTTAAAATAAACGTGCATATATGTTTAAATTCCTTCCCGTTGGTCAGTCAGACATTTACCGTTGACAATTGCCACGTTTTTTCTTCTGCAGCAAGTTTCACTTTTAGCCAAAGAAAAAAAGACAGCAAATGCTGTCCTTCTCGATCTTCCACAATCGCGCCCGTTAGCAGAACAAATTAATTAGTTAATCAATATATTTCTTTTTTAAGCTATCTGAACCAATACCACCAATTACCATCAAAGCCAACGGTAAAAAGTTAGATATGATTTTTAATGACTTACCCCTTATTACTAAAATTTCCGTACCAATAAAATAGTCCAAACCTAAAATAATCAATTTTACTAGTAATAAAAATGCCCCTAATAAAAATAGGCTGTCAAAAAATGTTTTCCATTTTGGGTAAGCCAACTGTTTACTGTCCTGAATTACTTTTTCTTTCAATTCTTCATCACTCCTCAATAATTCATCTATTGTGATACCGAATAAACCACTTAAATCAATAATCACTTCGATGTTAGGATAGTTTTTTCCAGTTTCCCATTTTGAAACTGATTGGCGACTAACATGAAGTTTACGTATTACGTTCATTTCCTTATAAATTAAAGGGAATAAGACAGGTCTAATTTAAGACTAGACTATTTATATTCCCTTTGTATTTATCTCCTTTAAATCCTCTAATTTATTTCGTTTTGTACAAATATTCACTAGTGAATAATGAATATATTCCCTTTTTAAATATCACCATGAAGGTGAACTTTCTTAACATATGATATTAACTCATCACTATTCTTTACTGGTTTAGTTTCTAGCCACTTAATCATTTCTTCGGTTTCTTTGGCATTGAATTTGTGCATAGGATTTGTTACGGGTAAATCTAATTTATAATGTATATCCATTCTCATCTTTCTCAATGATTCTGGTAAGAGGTTGTGATTATCCCCTAATAATTCATCTAATTGTCCTGCTAATTTTACACTCATTTACATCTCTCCTCTATAAAGCATTTTTATCCTAAGATGTCACTGAAAAACTTCAACTTTAGGATAATAAAAATATTTCTCTTTTTTATGATCCCATCTATTGTATTTTAAGTTACCAAACCCCGAATCAATTATTTTATTTAGAAGATTTTGGTATTCTTTTCTATTTCCGTTTTTTATATCGTCAATTTGATGATAAAGTATTGTCCAATTTAATATTGCATCTTTCCATCCAACCTCTTTTTCATTAATAGTAAAAATATATTTTGGTGGCTTAATATTATCCATAAAGTAACATTTCCTTATTTCGGAATGTACGGACTGATTAATAGTTCCACATGCGGAAATAGCTAAGAAAAAATCTTCATTATAATTCATCTTAAAAATAGGTTTTAATGATTTTACAAGGGATTCCCACTCCAAATAATCCTTACCAAATTGCACCCCATTTTCATCCCCATGTGAACTAATATGAACACATATAGGTTCATCCACAGTCTCATCACGCTCAATTTCATCAATAGAAGATATATACCTACAAATTTCATTTAGTTCCTTTTTAGACTTAGCAAAAAAGGTGACTACTTGATGCCCCATCATTTTACATACTTGCTCAAGACTTTTCCTTTCAGAAATTCCATTCATTTCATCAAATGGACTTGACGATTCAATAATAAAAACTTTCATTTAAAATTATCCCCTTTTTTATGAATCAACTTTCACCCAAATATCCCCAAACTTTAAGTTTGGATCTATTCTTTCCAATTCCTCCATAATCATATAAAGTGTATCGAAACTAGGTAATGATTTATTATTTGCCATTGCACTTATAGTTGATTTATCTACCCCAATTTTATCTGCAAAATCTCCATGCTTTATATTTAATTCGGCTAAGACTGATTTTAATCGACATTTATACTTCATTCAATCCACCTCAATTAATTATTTCTCCGTAAATTCAAATATCCCTTTTTTATTTTGGATAGGCTCTACGCCATTTTTTTTGAGTGGACAAGATATTTTTTGTGCATTCGCCCATATACTAAAAATATATCAGCAAATATAGTTATTAAAGTATTAGCAGATATAATATAGCAAAATATATTTTGACCTTGTACAATGGGCAATTTAAAAGCATTTTGAAATTCGTTAAGAGAGAAGGAGGAACGAGTGAACGAAGAGGGGGGGGGAGTGTGGGGGGGGAATAAAATAATTTTAAATTTCTCTATTGTCCAAAAGGAGGTATTAGTTAAATGCTATCAATCTTAAATAAGCAAAAAGAGGTCTACACAGTAAAAGAATTCCTAGCCGGCAAGCACAAGAATTTAGATCACTGTAAGCCCTCCTATAAACCATTATATGGCTTCATGGGAATTGATTTCAACTCACATCATACTGTTAGTTCTTATGATTTCAACATGCCTTATTTAGTTGTATTTGGAGTGGCAGGAGTGCTTATTCTATCAACCTTAATCGAATATATAATTGCATCCAATGGAAATCCTAGAAAAGCAGAAACGATTGAATCAATAACTAAAGTAATTATGCCTATTGCTTTTTATGCCTTTCTTTTCATTGGAATTGTAAAAGTTTTTCTGTGAGGTGGAATCATGATATTAAAAGAGTATTTCTATAAACAAAACATAAAATCTAAATTACTCGATTGTTTTCGCTCAAGTGGATTGTATCTAACCATTAAAAGAAATAATCGCACCATATATATCTATCCTAAAATACATGCTGTAGTTAAAAAAGAAAATGAAAATAGTACCTACATTACTTTTACATTGCTTAATGGAATAGATCCAAAGGAATTAAAGAAAAAGTACTATGTTTTTCAACAGTATTTTGGAAAATTAATTGACTTGCAAGGGGATCTAAAAAAGTACACCCTTTATATTTACCATAAACCTTTACAATCTAATTTAATTTATTCTTATAAAGATTTAGTTCCTTATTTTGAAGATATCTCATTTCCGATAGTTACAGGACAGAAGAAAAACGGTCGTTACCTTGTGTTAGATGCCTTAGAATTGCCACATGTGATCATACAAGGAACAACAGGATCAGGAAAGAGTTCAGCAATAAGAGTAATCCTGACAACGCTAATTAAATACTTCAAGCCTTCTGAATTAGAAATCTACTGTATTGATGGAAAGAAAGCAGAATTTGGATTATTTAAAAAGGTGGAACATGTTCAGTCAGTTGTACATTCTAACAAACATGCAAAGGATACATTAAACTATGTTGTAAAAGATATGTCAAAAAGAGAAGATTTATTAGATACATTTGATGTTCCTCATATCAATGACTTACCGACAGAGCATAGACAAAAATATATTTTAGTTGCTGTAGATGAATTCATTGAGTATCTCGGTGATAAAGCAATCATGGAATCTATCATCAGAATAACATCTAAAGGAAGGGCAGTCGGAATAATATTATTAGCTTCTGCTCAAAGAATGGATGCAGATATTATGGATACAAAAGCAAGAACTAACTTTAACATACGTATGAGTTTCAGAACAGTTGATAAGACAAATGCAATGTTATTAGGAACTAAGGGTGCTGAATTAATCAAACGTGAAGAAAAGGGAAGATTTATATTAAATTCAGGGGAAATTGAGGAGTTACAGTCTCCACATTTAACCTATAAGAAAGCTAAAGAACTATTAAACCCCTACTATGTAATCAAAGGTAGAGTGAAGGAAGTTAATGATGACTCCCAGTTAAAGAGGGAGTCGTATTTAAAATTGGAGTCGAATAAAAATAATGAATTGGATTTCTTCCTATGAGGTGACATCATTATGAAAAAGCGAGATTTAGAAATTATACAATCATTAGAAAAGTTTAAATGCCTTGAACGTGATCAAATAGCAGCATTACATTTTTCTAAAAATGCTAATCCAATTGTGACAGCAAATAGAGTACTCAAACGTCTACGAGATACTGGATATATAAAAGCAAATACAAATAGATCTTTTCAGCAATATATTTATTTTCTTAATCCTTCACCGATGAAAAAAGACAGTCAAAAAATTGATCATTATTTAATGATTGCAGAGGGATATATAGAACTAAATAGCATGTCGAAAGTTTCTAATTATGAGATAGAACCAAAGATTGATAATGCAAATTTTATTCCTGATGTTAAATGTAAATGGATGGGTAAGGAGTATTTCATTGAATATCAAAACAGCTTATATACCACTAAACAAATGTACTCTAAACTTGATAAATATGTTGAGTATTTTAACCAGGGATATTGGAAAGATGAGAGGGTATTAATTGTAGGGAAAATTAATTTGAAATTTGATGTAAATGATTATCCATTTAAAGTTAAACAAGTGAAGGGAGTACAGGAGTTAAATGGTGTAGTACAGAAATTTAAGGAATCAAAAGTTAATATACCTGTAAAAAGTGTAAGTGGAGGTATTAAATACACGCTATAAAATATCAGAATTTTTATAAAAAATATAGGTAATTACTCATCTGTTTATGGTAATATTTAACTGCGTAGAATAGGGGGATGTATATATGAGAAAATTTTGGTGTATGTTTAGTATTATATTTTTATTAACTGCATGTTCTACAGAAGAATCTTCCACTCTGGGTAATGCAGATATTGAAAAGCCCAAAAAAGAAGAGATTAGTCTTGTGGATCAAATTTCAGAAAAATTTTTGCAGGATAAGATTACTGATGGAAGTGATCTTTTCGATAGGGAAAGTATGCCTGAATATGAATATAAAATATTATTTGTTTATTACCATCTTTTCAATTATCTAAAAACTGAAAAGGATATCAGTATGAAATTATCCAAGATTGAAACTCAAATAGAAAAATTCAAAACATATTTAGGGGAGTACGAATCTGATAATGAATATATGTATTTTAATAGATTTATTGATGAAAAGGTTAATCCATTAATTGAATATTACAATAGTAAGACTGTGAAAATTGGTATGAATACATTGGAATTGATTGTATCAATGGGATATCCAAATAAGATTAATAGAACTACTACTGCCAGTAGTGTTAGTCAGCAATGGGTTTATCGTGATATAGATGTATATGTTTATCTGGAAAATGGAGTTGTTACATCTTTCCAAGATTAAATGTTCTTAAATTTACATGTTGAAGGGAGGGCGAATTATTTGAAAAGGAAACTATTTATCGGAATCATTGTTCTTGGAGTGTTAATATTCTTGTCTGCTTGCTCAAATGAATCTAGCCATGGTGAGAAGGAGAAAATAATAAACTCTTCAGACAGACTTACTGGTTCTGAATTGGAAACCTATAATTTTAAAATATTAGAAGATTATTATAAAGATAGAAAATACAACTATGCATTTGATAGGTATCATCAGTATTACGATACTTTTATTTCAAATGAAACTAGGAAAAAAGCAGATAAAATTTTCAATGATACAATTCGACAAATGATTAATGATGAAAGTCAGTATACTTTGTTAAAGTCATTAATTACCCATAATAATTACCCTTTTCATCTAGAAACTTTATCGAAAGATTTACAAGAAAAAGTAAATCAAATCGTGAAACAGGAAGATGAAAATAAGGAAGGAATCGAAGATAATGATAAATTGAAAAATTATATAAAGAGTGTTTTATTTCTTATTGATGAGGAAGAATAATATGCACTGGATAACTATAAGTTTATTGCAGAGGATTATGAAGAGATTAATAATTTGCTATACTATGGCTTAGCGTTAGGACAAATAAAGTATAATAATAGTAATTTAAATGAAATTCGTGATCTCTTATCGAATATAAATCCTAATTATAATGGTGAACGATCCAAGGAAATTAAAAATCTCGTTAATAAGTATTTTACTGACAACGAATGGAAAGAGGAATATCATAATACATTTGTTGAAAAGAAAAACTTTAAAGAATCAATGGAATTAGTGAAAAAAATGAAGGAAGAACAAGCCAATAAACCACTTCCAACAATAGGAATGACTAAAGAGGAAGTTATAGAGTCTAAATGGGGAAAACCAAAAAAAATTAATAAAACAACCAATGTTTATGGAGTGTCAGAGCAATGGGTATATCCAAACTTTAAGTATCTATATTTTGATGATGGGATATTAGCAACTATTCAAGAATGAGAACTTTCCTATAGTTCTCATTTTTTTTTGAATGTTTTGATACAGGTATCACCTTTAATATTGAATGTATTAAAGCAGGTAGGGAATGCTGTATAAGGAAATACTTACAACTTGTTTCGTAAAAAGGATGATGTCAAACTTTTTGTATACAGACCTAATCTTAGATAAAAAAACAGTATAGAAAGGTGCTTTAAAAATGTCGTCATCTTGGAATAAAAAAGAAGAAAAAATTCTGATAGAGAATTTTGGCTCTGCTGTATGGGAAGATTTTTTAGAGATGTTACCAAATAAAAGCGAGAGACAAATATTTAACCGTGCCGAAAAGTTGGGTATTAAAAGGGAGCCAGAAACATTAGAACCATATTATGATGAAGAAAAGGAAGCTTGGATTGATACAGTTATTATTTATAATGGATTTCGAGGCACAGCTAAGGGGATTATTCCAGCACCAAAAGGAGTCTCATTTGAGGAAGCTAAAGCACGTATAAGTGAAAATGTGACTAAATTATTTTTAGAAAAAATAGTAAAACCCAGATATTTTGAAATACTTGATTGTATTGGATTAGACCATGATCAAAAATTATTTGAAATTATTTATGAATTGGAAAAGGAATTATTCCATATAAATTTAGAAGAAGATAGAACAAGAATTTTTGATAAATATAAAAACAAAATTGAGGAATCCTTATTAGAAGCATGGGAAAGGCAAAGAGCAAATGCAGAGTAAGACAAAAGAACACCTATCAAATTATAAAATCCAAGTTGAGTATGATAGAAAGTCGGGCAAAACATTAGATGACATTATACAAAGTGATGAATTCAAAGAAATAGTAAGGAAGATACTTATGGACGAGGATGTTAAAGATAATAATGGGGCGTTTTGACGGTTCTACATGGGTTTCTGATAAAAATGGTGAAAAATTAAAGGAATTGGAATTTCCTAAAGAAGTATTCTATGAATTTTATAAAAAATTAGTTAAATTAATTGAGACAGAAGGGCTATAA